CCCCCTTTCATGTGACGAAGATCACCCCCATTTTCGTCAAATAGTGTCACGTATCACACGATTTCGCTTGACAATGTAAGTCACCTGTGGTAGGTCGGCGGTAGGGCATATTAATAAGCGGTCCTATTGTCAGTACAATAGGGCCGCTTATGTTAGGACATTTGTTTGTGTGGTGTAGTTCACGTGCAGTTAACTTGACTGGTGGAGAACTGTGGTGCATTATTAATACATGAACGGGGCGACAACAGGTCGCACGAAATGGAAGGAACTGAGATGAGAGAGATTACAATTCTTCCAGATGAGCAATACGGTGGTCATTGGATTGAAACAGACACACGCACCTACTATTTTTCACAAGGAACAACACTTGGTCAGGTGTTTGATATGATGGCGAATGAAGGGGATGACGAAAATGTGGGAAAACATTAACGGGGAACTTATTTGGATCGACAAGGAAATGGGTTGGCAAGAAATTGAACGATACAATTCTGTTGGCAACGATAAAGTTTGTTCTTGTGGTGACGTGCGGGATCATGGTCGTAGGCTTACTGCGGGCGGGGTTGCTGTCGGTGTCGCTGGGGGTATGATTGCGGCTAAGGTGGCGACTAGAGTTGGGAGTTGGTTGTTATGGATGGCTGGGATTCTCATGTTGATCATGATTTTTATGTGAGAGCATATTCTGACTGTCTTGTTTCTCGTAGATATTTGGTTTCTCGTTACAAGACTTTAAAGGAGAACACTCGGATTTTTAAGATTCAGGGAACAAATTATAGTGTGACGATTACGCGCGGATCAACAACTTTTAGCCACACACTTAATGTTCCTGAACACACAATCATTTATCAAGATGAACTATCTACGCCCAACATTGTATGTATGGCACTATCTCGTGACGGTTTTATCTTGGTTCCCGAGGACATTGATTCACCAACACTATTTTAGATTCCCGGCTGGGCGGGTAATACCAGAACTGAACTGAACTGAAAGTAGCCATACGAAAGGAAAAGATCATGGCTGTTGTTTACTCCTCTCTCTCTGACGACTTTGCTGGCAAGAAGGCTTTCTTCACTGCTCAGAACTCTGCTGTTTCTTTCAAGGAACTGCGCGGCAAGAAGATCGAGATTAAGGACATTGTTATCACTGAGGATGACGTGGTTGACACGGACACTGGTGAGGCTGAGACTCGTCGGGCTATCACGGTGATTGACAAGGACGGAAATGCCTACGGCACGTCGTCTCAGACGGTTGTGGCGCAGATTCAGCGGCTTGTGGACATTCTGGGCGACGTGAAGTCGTGGCCGGAGCCGGTGGCTGTTGAGATCGGGTCGGCTAAGTCTGGTCGGGGTCGCGAGTACACGACTGTGACGCTGGCCTGACGGACGTTGTAGGATACTAGTTGCCCCCTGTCCCCTTAGGGGGCAGGGGGTGATTGGTTTGGTTAAGTCTCATTGGGGTAAGCATTATCGGTCGTTTAAGCGTGGCGCGAAGCATGTTCGGAATACTGCGAGTGAGATTCGGGATTTTGTTGGTGGACTTGATTTTAGTCCTTTGCCGGATACTTTGTCTGAGGAACAGGGTAAGGTTAAGGTCAAGTCGGCTAAGGCGAGCGCAAGGGAGCAACGCCGTTCTGATCTGGATAGGGCGCGTGGTTTGTTGCAGGTTGAGCGCGATCGGGCTGTGCGTAAGATGTATAGGATGGCGACTAGTGATGATGGGGCGGATATTCGTGGGACGAAGTATGATCCTTTGGGTAAGTCGGCTGTTGGGAAGGTGACGTTGAAGAATGCGGCGCGAGAACTTGAGCGTCTTAGTGAGTTCAATAATTCTGATAGTGTTTGGTATTATAGTGACCGTAAAGGTAATCCCATTTCTGCTAAAGACGTTCGTCGTTACCGTGATGCTGTGCGTCGCTATAATGCGGATATTGACGCTTATGAACGCAGTGTAGCGGGGACTAAGTTGCCCTACATGGGTGACGTTACGGTGGGAGATTGGATTAGGGATTTCCGACCGTCGAAGTCCTATTTGCCCGGAGGTTCACATTATGCGCTTGAGAGAATGAATCCTAATAAGCGTACAGTGAATTTTGAGTCCGCAGAAGCAATGCGAGAGAAAACTAATGTTGTTTTGGATTCCCTCAGTAAGGCAGCCAAGCAAGAAAAGTTGACGGCAGCGAAACAACAGATCGCCGCAATGCTGGACGTCATCGGTGACCCTGAATTGTATGATATTCTTACAGACATTCCTGATGACGTGCTGTGGTTAATGTGGACCGTTAATGGCGATTTCGCCAATCAATTGTCTCTCATGTATGAGGCAGCAAAAGAAGGTTATTTCGATAGAAAACGATCAGGTCAGGACCTTTGGTATGATGATGTAGAAGAAGCCGATTCTAGCATTAAATCTCTACTTAAAGAAATAAAGCAAGTTAAGATTAAACCGGAGGACGATTTTAGTGGTTCGCCAATCAACAAGCGCAGGTCCCGGAAGGGCCGGCGCTAGGCGTAGCCACAAGAAAGTTCCTTCGTTTTGCGCCGATTTTGAGACGACAACGGTTGAGGATGATTGCCGTGTTTGGTCTTGGGGCATTATTCAGGTTGGAAAACTTCAGAATTATGTTGACGGGACTACTATTGACGGTTTCATGTCTCACATTGCCGAACGCGCAGCACATATTTATTTTCACAACCTTGCCTTTGATGGCACATTCATTCTTGATTGGTTGTTGAAGCATGGATATAAATGGGTGAAAGAAAATCCCGGCGTTAAGGAATTTACTTCCTTGATTTCTCGGATGGGCAAGTATTATTCAATCACGGTTGTTTTTGAAACGGGATATAGGGTTGAATTCAGAGATTCATTTAAGAAATTGCCAATGTCGGTCAGTGCAATCGCTAAAGCATTTAATTTGCATGACCAGAAACTTGAGATTGACTATGAAAAGCACAGGCCAATAGGGTATATTCCAACAGAGCAAGAAAAGCGATATCAGCGAAACGATGTAGCAATTGTAGCGCAAGCGCTCGAAGTTCAGTTTGAAGAAAAGATGACCAAACTAACGGCGGGTAGCGATTCGCTTTCAACATACAAGAAGATGACTGGGAAACTGTTTATTAGGCGATTCCCTATCTTATCACCCGAAATTGATACAGAAATCAGAAAAGCATATCGCGGCGGATTCACTTATGCGGACCCAAGATTCTCTAAGAAACTGAATGGTGAAGGCAGCGTGTATGACGTTAATTCGCTGTATCCCTCAGTAATGCGAACAGCGTTACTCCCCTACGGCGATCCGATCTACTCGGATGGTGCTCCGAGAACTAATCGCCCTTTGTATATTGCTTCAATCACATTTACAGCGAAACTAAAACCAAACCACATTCCTTGCATTCAAATTAAAAAGAATCTTTCTTTTAATCCAACACAATACCTAGAAGAAGTAAAAGAACCCACAACAGTTGTAGCAACAAATATCGATATTGAACTATGGAAAAAGCATTACAATTTTAAAATCTATTCATGGAACGGGACATTTGAGTTTCGTGGTTCACATGGATTTTTCGATAATTATGTTGACCATTTTATGGAAATTAAAAAGAACAGTACTGGTGGGCTAAGACAAATCGCTAAACTACACCTAAACAGTTTGTACGGAAAGTTTGCAACCAATCCTGATATTACTGGAAAACATCCCACACTGAAAGATAATCGCGTATCGCTGGTAATGAATGAACCTGAAATGCGGGACCCTGTTTACACACCAATGGGCGTGTTTATTACAGCGTACGCACGGAAGAAAACGATTAGCGCAGCACAAGATAACTATGACACATTCGCGTATGCTGATACAGACTCCCTACATCTCATCGGGCCTACCACTCCCCCGGAATCACTGTGGGTTGATCCCGTAGAACTGGGGGCCTGGAAACATGAGAGTTGTTTCACAAAGTCGGTTTATATTCGAGCAAAGCAGTATGCGGAGGAGATTGATGGTAAACTTGATGTACACATCGCGGGGATGCCCCGCAATGTCGCAGCAACATTGACTTTGGATGATATGTTGCGTGGTGGCACTTGGAATGGTAAACTGATTCCTGTAAGGGTCCCCGGAGGAACAGTCCTCCGAGACACAACATTCACATTGAAGATTGATTAAGGTTGGTAATCATGGCACGTCCTGTTTCTACTCATAGCATTGTTAAGTTCCGTCTCCCTAAGGCCGTTCAGGCGGACCTGACTGAGGCTCACTGGCTTCTGCGCAAGGATGAGTCAGATATCGTCACTGAGGCCGTTGTTGAGTATCTGGCGAAGAATGCTCCCAAGTCTGGTAAGTAATTTCTGACTAATTGCCCGGAAGCAACCTAATGAACTGGGCCGGGCTTAGTTGGGTAGCAGCCCTCAGACTTGCTTTCAGATGATTGGGTATTTATGGTAGGCTAGGAACGTAGGTTCCTAGCCTACCGTTTTAGGAGGATATTATGGCACTATCTGATGCTGAGAAGAATGCTCTTAAGGGGCTAAACCCCGATGGTTCCCTGATGAACGAGGAACAGCGCAAGGCCAATAAGGCCAAGGTTGACGCCAAGAACGCCGAGTCGATCAAGCAGGACAATGCTGAGCATGGTGGTCGTTCGCTGACTGAGCGCAGGACTGAGGGCGACCCTCAACAGTCCATGGATGATGCTCAGACACGGAATAAGGCGGCCAAGAACCTCACGCCGCAGCAGCGCGAGGAATCCGGCATGACCGGCAATGACGTCTTTGATCCAGGCGACAGCGACGGGGACAAGAAGGCTGTCTCTCCTGACGATGGGAACATGCTTGAAGGGGCTCCGAAGGACCCTGCGGATGTTGACCATTTCAAGGACACTAAGGCGGCGTGGAAGCATCTCACGGATGTTTTTGGTGAGAAGGTTTCCGCGCTGCAGGCCGAACTTGAGAATCGGCTTGGTGAGCAACTTACTCCGACTGAGCGCGAGACTGGTAATCCGTTTGCTGGGGACGATGTTCCTGCGTCTAAGGAAATGACCTTGGATGATGTGAAACAGGCGGCCGAGAGCACGAAGGATGACGCCAAGGCAGTGCTTAAGGGCGTTGGTGACGTTGGCGGCGCTGCCGTGGAGTTGGGCGGAGCGGCCGCTAAGGATGCTGGGAATGCTATAGTTGATGGCATGGGGATTGACAGGAAAGCCGCGGCGAGTACCGGAAAGACCCTTGCAGGATTGTCAGGATTGTTTTCTAGTAGCGATTCGGGAAACGATAAGGTTCCTGACTCTAATTGGAAGCCTAAGTCGATTAGCGAACTTTTTAAGGGGAATTGATTATGCCACAGTTGCGTGACGACACTTCAAACATTGATATTCTTAATGCCATTCGTAGCGATGCACGATATGATTATCAGAACATGGTTCCCGAGGCCACTAAGGCCAATATTCAGGAGACTATTGCGGGAATCATGTCTGATAACATTACTCGCAACGAATTCATGTCATCGCTGGTTAACCGCATTGGTTCCACGATTGTTCGCGATATTTCGTGGAAGAACCCGCTTGCTGTTTTCAAGCAGGGCATGATGAACTTCGGCGACACTATCGAGGAAGTCCACCTTGATTTCATTAAGCCGACCATTTATGAGGAGCAGCGCGACTACCTCGAGCGCGACGTGTTCGGCCAGGCCCCGCCACCCTCCAAGTCTGCGTTCCACACGATTAACCGCAAGGAAAAGTTTAAGATCACGGTTAACCGTGACGTGCTTCGCAGGGCGTTCCTTTCGGACAACGGCCTTTCTGAGATGATTTCTCAGATCATGGCCGTGGCCGCTTCGTCTGACCAGTGGTCTGAGTTCCTTAGCATGACGAAGTTGTTTAAGACTTTCGACGACAAGTTCGGCTTCTATCGGATGCAGATTTCTGACATGAATTCGTTCGAGCCGGATAAGGCCAAGGTCGACGCTGCACTCAAGGCGCTTAGGGTTGCTGCCAATAAGATGCAGTACCCGACTCCCGCGTTTAACTCTGCGGCGGTTCACTCGTTCGCGCGCCCCGAGGACCTGGTGCTTATTGCGACTCCCGAGTTTAAGGCGAACGTTGATGTCACGTCCCTGTCCGCTGCGTTTAACCGGAGCGACGCTGAGGCGCCGTCTCACATCATCACGGTCCCGGGCGAGGCGCTGGGGATGGCTGATACGTCGGCTATTCTGACTAGCAAGCAGTTCTTCGTGATTAAGGATATTCTGCTTGAGAACCGGAGCATTTCTAACCCTGAGGGCCTTTATGATAATTTCTGGTTGCATCACTGGTCGGTTATGAGCGCTTCGCCGTTCACCCCGGCTATTGCGTTCGGTACTAAGCCGAATACGGTTGTGGTGACGCCTAAGGCTGAGACTAATGCTGCGATTACTTCGCTACTTGTGAGTAGGCCGGACGGTACTCAGTCGACGATTATGCCGCCTGGGGCGGTTCGTCAGGCGTCTATTCAGTGGAAGACGGCGCCCGCTAATAAGGGTTACGCCACTGATTGGTATCTCAAGAATGCTAAGTCTAAGGGAACGAAGATTTCTAATGACGGCGTTCTTACTATCGGACCGGATGAGCCTGAGGCATTCCTCACGCTTGGTGTGAATGTTGACACTAAGGGCGAGGATGGCAATAAGCCGCTCAACAAGGAGATTAGCATTCAGGTTAAGAAGTAATACCTGAATCAACACAGAACCGGGCATCCAATGGGTGCCCGGTTCTGCTATGCTTGGACCTAAGGAGGACGATATGTCAGAGATTTATGCTATGCCGCCCGAGACTCGTGCGGGTTTGTCGTTTGATTATTCTGTGTGGTCTGCCGGTAGCGTTATTACCATGGTTAATGTGCCTTTCGATAACACGTATCGGGATATTGTTGACTGGAAATCGTATGGACACACACCTTACGCTTATGTTAAGTCTTTTAACAACCTGCATAAGGTTGAGATTAATCAGATGACTTATCTTGCTCAGGGTAAGCCGATTCGTATTCCGACGCCTTTCACTAAGGCGAATCAGTACAATTATGTGATGGTTGAGAATCCGGGGCGTCCGGTTAACAACATTGGTTTTGAGGGTTACACACCTAGCGTGTTTTTCTACTTCATTACCAGCATTGACTACATTGCACCGAACACTACACAGTTAACTCTCCAACTTGATGTATGGACAACCTATTACCAGCGCATTAACTTTGGCCGTAGTTACCTTGAGCGAGGCCATATGGGCATCGCTGCAACCGATTCCTTCGACAACTATGGAAAGAATTGGTTGACACAGCCTGAGGGCCTGGACATGGGCTCCGAGCACCAGGTTATTCGCACTTATCGGCGAATGTTGGCAGACGTTAACAACTACGACTATTCGGTTATTGTTACGTCAACAACAAATCTTGATAGGGTAAATGGGTATGGGAGCGCCGACGACCCGAAAGTTTCTATGGGCCTGCCCTCCGATGCCGAGGGGTTGCCAAATGGTGTTGAGATTTACGCGTGTACGTATACCGAATTTAAAAAGGGCATGGAGGGATTGCGCCATTTTCCCTGGGTTGCGCAGGGCATTGGGTCAATTACAATTGTTCCCAAGGATTGTGTTGACACGGGTAAGGGCACCAAAGTTGAGGTTGGCGAAGGAACTGGGACTGGGCGTTGGGCATGGATGAATGTTCACGATGTTTACATTAACCGACACTATTCATTAACTGATGCCAGTTTTAGGAATGAATTTCTTTCTTTGCTTCCGAAGGAGTATCGGGAACTTAAGAAATTTGTGACGTCACCATACTGCATTGTTGAGTTGACAACCTATTCTGGTAATCCCGTGGAATTCAGGCCTGAATCTATTCGGACGGCGGGAATTAACGTTAATCAGTATGCCCACATTGCTCCACCTAACCCATCGCTGTTTTTCACTATTAGGGATTATAACACTATTACTGAGTCCGTAATTGTTGAGCGTCGCAGCGGTAAGGTGGTTAACGAGTATGGTGAAGGCTGGGACATGTGCACAGGGTATACCTCTCTGCCTACTTTCTCTGCTGTTAACAATGCTTCGCTAAATGCTCTCGCTAGTTCAGCACACACGGCGGCGGCTCAGGTGAATAACGCGAAGTGGCAGCAGCAGCGCGCTCAGCGTGCTGCAACGGCTGCGCGGGATGTGGCTAATGCTGGTATTGCTGCGACTCAGGCGGGCGCCGAGAATTCTATGTGGGGTAATTCTGCGATGGCTGATTCTCAGTCTCGCTACAACAACATGCGGGCTACCGTTCAGGCGACTCAGGGCGCTATGACCGCACTCGGTGGGGTTATGGGGCTGAATGGTTCGGCGGCCGGTGCTGGTATTGGCCAGGCGGCTACGGCTGGCGTGTCTGCGATGATTAATAATTCTCAGGCACAGTCGACGGCGAATATTCAGAATCAGTTGGCTAGTGGTGCTTCGCAGATTTCTCAGCAACAGCAGAGAACTGTGCGGGACACTAATTATGAACTTGCTCAGTTTGCCGCTAACGGGGACTATGAGGCGGCTATTGCTTCGATTAATGGTCAGCGTCAGGACATGCAGGTTATTCCACCGTCCGTGGTTGGTCAGACGTCGGGCTATGTGTCTGCGATGGTCTCCAACGGGCTTGTGATTGATGCTAGAATTAGAAGTGTTTCGCCAGCGGCTATGCGTAGTATTGGTGATTTCTGGCTTAGGTATGGGTACTTGATGAATACTTGGATTAAGTTCCCGAAGACACTTAGCCTTATGACCGAATTTACATATTGGAAGATGGCTGAGTGCTACTTGGTTGACACAACTATTCCTGAGGGGTTCAAGGCCAGTGTGCGAGGAATCTTCGAAAAGGGCGTAACTGTGTGGCGTTCTCCTCAGCGTATCGGTAACACAAATGTTCGCAACAATCGGATTGATAAGACGGTTAGGGTGACCCTTAGTGAGTAAAAAGGATTATGTGCTTAACGGCATCTACAAGAAAATCATGGCATCTCCCCCGTCCTCATCCGAGGCGCGACAGATGCAACTCGAGCACATGTACCGGCGACAGTTAATGGGCAAGTGCCTTTCCCGGTTTACTTGGGAGGGACTGCCTAATGGGATTGACCCACGGTTTATTGAAGCAACTATCTTCAATAATGGATACTCAGTATTCTATTGGGACAGTTTCTTCGAGTTGTTTATGGCAATGCCAGCAGCAATTTCAGGCCCCCTAGACATTCAGGATAATCCCACGGGATATCGTGTCACTCGAAACGGCGTCTATTCTCGTGAGGTGAGCGCAAGTGAGTCTGTCTGCATTTGGGGTAATCAGGTGCGGGAGCCGGAAATCGACGTTGTGCTTTCGTATGCTGCGCGGCTTGCTCAGATTGACAGAACAATCGAAATTGATCTGCTGAATGAGCGCAACCCGATGATTGTTGCATGTTCGCAGGACCAGCGTCTCACTATTCAGAATCTTATTTCTAAGATTTACGATGGTGAGCCCGTTGTGTGGGGCACTGAGAATATGAGTATGGACAATCTCGCCAACACTATTGGCGTGTTTCCGCTTAATCAGAATGCTGGTGCGGGTGCTGTTTCCTCGATCAAGCACATGGAGTCTAAGTCCAAGATTTGGGGAGAAGCGCTCACAATGCTCGGGATTATGAATGTAAATTCTGAAAAGCGTGAGCGCATGGTGGTTGAGGAAGCGGCCGCTAATTCAGGTCAGGTGCTTGCATCTCGTGAGTCGTTCATGAAGCCGCGTGAACTTGCATGTGAACAGATTAATGAGAAATTCGGACTGAATGTCTCGTGCTACTGGGCGGTTGACGACAATGCTGCACCCAACCTTAATGACTATCTTGCTAATTCCAATTTGACAACCTATGGGGGTGACGATGTCAGTAACAACGATAATGCTTCGTGACGTTGTTAAGTTAACCAATGACCACATTGGACTTGACGATTATCCGATTTTTGATGAGGCATATCGAAAGACTCTGAATGATCGAATCAAGAAGACTTATTGGCTTCAAGAAATTGCTCACGAGACTATCGACATCTTTATTTGGCGATTAAGCCTTAAGATGGAATTGATTATGCCCCGGTATAATCGAATGTATCTGGCGGAACTGCAAAACACGGACCCGCTTGAGGGCAACCGCCACTACAGCGAGACCAGCCAGGATGGCAAGTCTCAGAACTCTGGAATCAACCACCAGACTGGCAGCGGTAGTGGCACCAACAAGTCCAAAGGGCGCACCGTGGGCTCGGACACTCCCCAGACACGGCTTGCGGGCGATGGGGACTATGCTACGAGTATCAGTGACGCGAGCACGTCAGGTGACACCACGTCTCGTAACGAGTCGGATAGCACGTCGTCTTCAAGTAGCAACTACGTCAATAATCAACACTCGAATTCGTGGGGGTATTCGGGCTCCAAGGCTCGTGCGATTGCGGATTACCGGGGCACGTTGCTTAATGTTGATGATCTAGTAATCGCGGAACTCAGCGAACTATTCCTAGGACTATGGGACACAGATATGCCCCATACTCCTGGCGGACTAATTAATGGATACTCATTCGGACTAGGATTTGGAGGATATTATGGCTACTGGTGACGACATTATTGGGTCAATTGATCAAGCGTTGTGGCGCGTCCAGTCGCGTTCGGTAAACAACATTACCCCGTTCACTTACCGCGACGGCTTGACGTATATTGACGTGCTTGAGCGAATTCGCTCTAGCGTTATTGATGTTATCAAGTTCACGAATTCCTTTGGCGAGGAGCAGGACAAGATTATCGCCAAACTGAATGAGACGGTCACCAATTTCATTACTGAGGTTGAGAAGACTCATTCAGGTTGGAACAAGGAACTGGATGCAAAGAAAACTGCGCTCGAATCTCTGATTGAGGACTTCAAGCGGCGCCTTATTGACGCTGAATTCCGTGAGGTTGACGGCAACTACATTGAGGCACCACTTAAGTCGCCTGCGGGTAAGCGGGTTACGCTGACGACTAAGGCGTGGGGTGATGCACTTAAGGCCCAGAACACACAGTTTCAGGCTGACATTCAGGGAAAGTTGGATCAACAGCGCAGGGACTTTGACAACCGTTTCCCGGCCTATTACACGAAGATTGAGGCTAACGATATCTTTCTTGAAGACCCTAAACTCACTGAGGGAGTAGTTATTGGTTCGTCTAATGCGACGATTGAAGCAAGTCGTTGGACTGAGACTCTGTGTCGTGAGTTGGGGCTTAACCCTAATGTGTACGCAATTGGTGGTGGCGGGTTTACTTCAACGTCTGACAACAATTTCCTAACCCAGTTGGATAATGCTAAGCAGGGAATGTCTGAGGACAAGCGTCGCAGAACTAAGTACTTGTTTGTGATCGACTTGCTTAATGATATTCGGGCGCAGAATTCTGTGAGTGACAAGGCGAGCACGTTTTTCAGGCTTGCGCGCCAGTACTTCCCTAACGCGGACATTCGAGTGCTTCCGGTTATCTTTAACGAGTCCTCGCTGAATGAGTATGTTCAGATGGCGCGCTCATGTGTTTCCCGGACATTCGAGGTCGTCAATGCAGGAAAGCCCTACGGTGCCGTCGTCTGCGAGGGGTCTCGTGGTTGGGTGCACTGGGGAGACGAGCAAGCCAAGTCCTGGGACCAGGGGCCCGATAATGTGCACATGACTGCCAGTGGATACACGCACGTCAAGGAGCTCTTTCAGGTGTGGCTCAAGGGTGGGTCGTCGTGGTTCAACCCTCCGGCGATGGCTCTGCACACGCTGTCTGACGGTACTGTGGCAAAGGACTACAACTACCTCACGTGCGAGCGCGATAGAGACTGGGTTTACATTCAGGGAACATTCAAGGTTGGCACAAATAATGTGGGATACGATAGTCGACTAATGAGTATTCCTGGGTGGGCGCGCCCGTACGATGGCGTCATGTCACCCATTATTGGAAACGACAGAACGTATAAATACCTATATGTTGCCAAGACAGGAGGAATTTACGCAGGAGATATTCTCTCAGCAAATCAGACCTATCAGGTGAACATGACCTACAAAATCTGGTGAGTAGACAGGAGTAGCCTGCCCCGATAGAATTGGGGCAGGCTATTTCTGTTGGAGGAACTATGGCATGGGACGCAACAGCCAAGAAAGTTGCGATTAAGGCTATTGGTCAGGTTGAGTCGTCTATGGATTACTCGGCGATCAACTACAATGACCCAATTACTGTCGGAATTGCGCAGTGGTATGGCACTCGCGCGGCGGCAATTCTGAACCGTATGCGTGGCGCACATGCTGCAGAGTATGGGCGAGTGGACGCGGGGTTTAGGTCTCGGCTCGAGTCTGTTCCTGAGTCTGATTCCTCGTGGAATACCTACTATCTTTCTCGCGGTGTTGGTGACAGCCTTAAGCCCTTGCTTAACGCGAGCAAGGATATTCAGGGTGACCAGATTGTCAAGGACCTTGAAAACTATTTCAGTGTTGCCAAGCAGTACGGTATTAATCCCGACACTGATACCGACGCATTTATTCTCTGGTGCGTTGCGTACCACCAAGGACCGCGTTACGCTTTTCAGGTCGCAAACCACTATAGCGGCGGAGGCCTTGATGAGATGTATTCTGACATCATGGCTAACGGCGTGCTTGGTCGGTATAGTAATCGGTATACTCAAGCCAAAAACATTATTGCTGGCAAAGACACTAGCGGTGTGGGTGAAGGCGGCATTAGTGCAAACACTCCGGGTAATGGCGGGAGTGTTGGTAACAATACTCAGACCGTGAACGTGTCTGGCGGAAAACTAATTATTACCGCTGACGACTCGGGCATCCTCACGCTTCGTTCAAAGTTCGGCAACTATCAGATGTATTCCCGAGGCCATAATCTATGGGAAGTAAACCTCAAAGACATTCAGCAAACAATCGTCGGCCAAACCCCTGCCGCCAATGCGGG